ACCATAGCAACTTGTTTAAAGTCAATAGAGTTTGCTAATGTTCCTGTGTCGTTTGGTGCTACCTTCTTGGCATTCTTTGTAATTACTTCTGCGTGTTCATTCATAAGATGACGCAAAGGAATTAAAGTAAAATTACCATTCTGTAATTTTCTTTTAACTGATGTAAAACCACTAAAGGTAAAGTTTCTATTAGTTGCCATAAAGACATACTAACAAAAAAAAACCCACCTACCGAAGCAGGTGGGTTAATTTTAATTATTCAGGTGTGTAGATAAATTCTAAATCTTCTAATCTATAAGAATCTTTTTTGTAAAGGTCATAAGTGTTGCAATATTGGTCGAAAGAACCACTCTCAATTTTATCTTCTCCTTTTACAAAGTCTTGAAATATTACAACGCTTACTTCAAATTTTTGACCACCCTTGATTCCAAGTCCTGAAACTCCAATCCATTCTCCTGTTGCATTATCAGGTGTTCCTTCGTGTGTATAACCTTCTTTACCAAGAACACCACGCTCAATTTCAACATCAAGCCCAATGCCTTCTAAAAAGTTCATAACATAGTTAGTGTTTTTCATTGTGTCTCCTGTAATTGTGTCATTCATTACTACCATTATAATCATAGATTATATATAAATGCCACTTTTTTCCCAAAAAAACATTAAAAAATAGTCAATGTTTATAGGGTTTTAAAAAAAATTTAAAAAAATTATAGAATTGTGCCACTTAAAGTGAGCTTTTTGTGTGCTTTAAGTAGTGTTTGGACATCAGGGTCAATCTTAGAGAATAACTCACTAACTCCTGTATTGACATCTCCATAAGTATTGAATGGAGTATCTTTTCTTTTGAAATATCTTAGGGCTTGAATCAATGTTGCAGTTTTAATATCTTCAGGAACTATTGAGTAACCCCACTTGGCAGTTATCTGAACATTGTTTTTTATTGTTGGGTCAAATCTCTCTGAGCTTCTAGTATCAAGTATTGTAATCTTGTTGTAAGGCTCAAGGTAAGTTGTGCCACCTGTAATTTTTAATACTCTAGGATTACTTGGCTCAACTATAAAATCTGTGTTTATTGTTAAAGTAGTTTCATAAGCACCGTCATCATTGTCATCTAATTTAACAATTAGACCTGTGGTTGTACTTATATCAGGCACATCAAGATAGACACTTGACTTTGGTGTAAATACTTTTGCATTGGCAGAACTATCTTGGTTAAATCTTCTACCTGTTATTGCGTCAATTAATCTACAAGCAGAATCAATAGCAGTATCAATGTTGTCATCTTGAGCTGACCCTGATAAACCAATGTATGCTTTAAAATCTGTTTTATCAACATACTGTGCCATTTAAAGACCTACTTTGATTTGTTTTCTTTAGGTGCTTTTGCTTTTGCTTCTACAAACTTGAGAGCTTTGTATTCTGCGTCAGGCATTTCCCAACCTGCTCTTGCAACAAGTTTTCCTTTACGCCAACCTTTTGGCATACCTTCAGCAGACTCTTTACAAAGTCCTTCGTCATTCATATAAATATCTTTTTTTATTTTCATAATTTCCTTTTTGCTAGATGTCCCACTCTCATAAGAGGAATGGGACATCAAAGCCATTATTAACTATTAAAAGTTAGTAATAGTACAGAAAGCAGTTGGTCGATAGACAGGGAATCCTAATCTAACGGTTGCTTTCATAACCATAATATCTTTTACGAAGTTTTCATCGTGGGAATCAGACATAGCGACTTCCATACCTTGTCTTGCGACAATATGACACGCTTGTCCACCACCGAATACTCCAACAATACAAGTTCCTGCAGGTCTTGTTGTATCTAACACGACAGGTAATCCCCATAGTGTTTGTCCAACGCCACCACCGAACTGTCCTGCACCAACAAATAATGGATTCAAGCTACCACTTGTAGTAACTGCGTTAACTTCAGTAACAACTTGATACCAATCTGAAGGGTGCATAATTATTGCGTCAGGACTTAAGAAGCTATCTTTTTGTATTTCTGTGATTGCTTCATAAACTTGTCCAACTCTCTTAAGGTTTCCTGAGAATGATGAGAAATCAAAAGTATTGATTCCTGATACATTCAAGAGACCTGTTAAGTTAGCACCTGAGCCTGAGCCTGCAAGTAGTTGGTCTCCAACTGCAAGATTAACCATTGTTCGTAATCTTGAGTCAAGATAACCACTTACTGCTGAGACATCAGCTAACAACTCATCAGTTACAGGTAAGAATGAGCCAATCTTACGAATGTTCTCTGTCTTTTCTGTAAATGCAAGTGCGTTCTCGCCCAATGCTGAGCCTTCTGCCGTTGCAGTAGAGTTGTTTGTGAAGGTGGATTCTTCTAGATACTTATATTGATAAGTGTCTGTTGTAATAGTATCAATTAAATCAATTACTGTTTGAGGGTTTCTCAAAGCAGTAGGTACGATTAAGTCTGACCTAGTTACTGCAGGTGGATAACCTGATTCTGTTAAAGTAGTTTTTAATTCTACTTTTGGATTCCACTTGAGTTCTGAATTAATGTTCTTTTGCCCATTATCCATAAAACTTTTGTAAGCATTAGAGTCAATGAGTTGGTCTCCAAGAGTTTTTCTCTCTACGGCTTCCTTCTCGTTGTGAATAGGCATTGATTTTACTTCTTTACCTTTTTCTAATGCTTCTTCAAGTCTTGCTTCTTGAGTTTCTAGAGCATTTAATTCATTAACTTTTTCATTAAGTTTTTCAATATCGGCATTTCTATCTTCGATAGCTTGTTTTTTCTCAACAGATATTTCAGACCCTTCTTCAAAAGTGTCTTTCATTTCTTTGATTGCACCGAATTGCTTTTCTCTTAATGCGTGGAGTTCCTGTGTGAGTTCTGTTAATTTACTCAACTTTATCTCCTTCATTAATTATGCCTTGACTTCTTGCCAAGACTTCTTGTGTGTTTAGCCAAAGTGAGTCAATATTATCTTTAGGTTGCTCAGCTTCTTCTTTTCCTAGTCCAAGAATGTTGTCTAAATCGTTATAGACTTCTTGGATTCGGTCTTGAATCTGCATAAGGGATTCTTGAGCAGACTTTGACAATGTTTTGCCTTTATCTAAGCGTAAAGAAGTAAGTTCTTTTGCTCTATCAATGAAACTGTTAATTGTGATAAGCACATTATCAGCTTCATCTGTGAATCTAAGACCTGATTCAACATCTTTAACATCTTTTTCTTTTTGTTCTTTTACTGCAACAGTATAAGTTGATTGATTTGCACCAACAAGAACAGGGGAGACTTCAAATACAGTAGCAGATTTTATATACCTGACATCTTCTGATTGTCCGTCCTTTTGAAAAGTTCCTTGTTCTGCGTCATCAACTTGAAATCCAAATGACCATTGTTGTAAATCTCCCATAGCTTTGACAATCTCATAGGCTTCTTTGCCACTCTCAGAGGACATAATGAACTCGCCTTTGAATGTTGCCTTGTCATTGTCTTGTACTATGCGTCCTTTACCAATAGGATTCTCCCATTTGTGAGACCATACCATTGGTACTTCGCCTTCTAAACCTTTAAATGATTTTAGTGAGTTTGGTAAAACTACATCTCCGTCAGAATCTACATTGTTAAATACAGAGAAAACTGCTTCTACTTTGCCTTCAGTTTCATTATCTAAAGCAAAGTCTATTGATTTAAACTCTTTGTCCATTATTCTTCTTCCTTATCTACCCACGCTTCGTTTTCTTCTGTGTTAGGGTCGTCTGCAATGTAATGACCTTTGTCATTCCTTGCCCTTACTTTACTAGCTTCTTGTAATTTTTTTTCTTTTTCTGCTTTTGTAATTTTAACAAGCGTACCTTGTTCAACTAACCATTTAATACTTTTTTGTGGAATAGCTTTGCCGTCAATAAACTCGCCTTCAGCAAAGTATTTATCTTTAACAGTTATTCCATTTATCACTTCATACATTATGTAATTATCTCCACGCTAAATTCTACGCCTAAGTAATCAATACTATTTACAGTATAAACACCATAATTAGACGCTTCAACAACTCTAGCAGAACTTACCACTCCACCTAAAGTTGTATCTCCTTCAATAGCTGATTTTACACTTGTACTTCCACTTCCGTCCAAATAAGAATCTAAAGAATCCTGTGAGAGTTCTGCGTCCACTCTTGAAACATACATATAAATTGGAATGTTGTATGTGTCTGAGCCACGAGCCATTGTAGAATCATATTCTAAAGAACTCATTACACCAACAACTGCCGTAGGTGGCTCAATAGAATCAGGTACAAAAGAAAATATACTTAATCCTGAGATTGTTGCTAATCGAGTTTTTAATCCTTCTCTTATGCTAGATAAACTTGCCATAACTCTTACTATAACAAACTTTTAGCAGATAGCTGACCCTTCGGAGTTGATTGCTGAATGAATGAAACAAAGGGTCAGCTTCTTATCTGCGTGTTCAATGATACAGGGAATTGAATTATCGAACTCTTTTATCTTAGCATTATTCTTCTTCTACTAAAGTATCAAAACATTTAGGGTGTGAGCCTGAGATAATTTGTTCTCTCATTGAAGCGTCAAGATAAGGGAAGTATTCTTGCACAGATTTTCTTGGCATATCCTACATATACTCGTGCCAATCTTTTCTAATGACTTCTACTGTGCCTTCTTCCCCACACATAAAACATCTGTTGGTTGGAACTGTAACAATGTCATCAAGGACATCTCTGTTCATATATTTATAATTACTAAACAAGAGCTTTGCGTTCTGAATAGTAATGTGTCCTGCACAATGTTTTTCTTTTGGGCAGTTGCAATCAATTATCATTTTTTCTCTCTCTCAATTAATCCAAGTTCTAATTTTCTTTTTAGTAACAATCTCTCAGCTAACTCAATCTGTTCATTAGATTCTAAGTGATTGTAAATCTGTTCTAGGTTTTCAAAGATTGTCATTTCTTCAACACCATATCTTCCTGCTCAATTTCTTTATCACAATGCAAACAAACAAGTGCAGACCAATACAAATGTGTTACTTCTAATTCCAAAGTACATTCAGGGCAATCAAACTTAAATGTTGTTCTCTTTTGGTAAATCATTCAACTCCTTTATCCTAACGGTGTCCAAGTTAGGACACCGATTAGATTCTTTTGGTTATATCTCTTTTACTTCAATAACCTTGTGTCCTTTTTTATCTGAGAAAAATCCTGTAAAAAAATCTATGAAATATTCAGCAGATTTATTTTTGTTATACTCTCCCATATCTTGATTGTTTATTTCTAATGTAATTTGTATTTTCACATCAACTCCTTTTTCTATATATAATCAACTAAGTTGGAT